CTTCTGTTAATCCTGTAAAACCTCTTACAATTCCTTCTGTTTGTAAATCAGCTGTATCATCTGCTGAACCTGTATTTAAAACAAATCCTAAAAAATTTAATTTATCTGCATCATTTCCATCACAAATATAAAGTTTATTATCACTAGCACTTTGATAACTTGCCTGTGGAGTTGCAGTTCCTGTAAATGCATCTCCCATAATTAAATCTCTAAAACCACCACCATCATTTGCATTTTGTGATATTTGATTTAAGTCATCAGATGCTATTTTTTCTCCACCTGCATAATTGTCTTTTGCTTCACTCATATTTTTTTATTATTAGGCATTGCTTAAAGTATATTCACAACTTATAAATAAACTTGTTGTTGAGTTTTTATCCCAGCCACCAGTTGCTATATCACTAAATAATTGACCTGTATCTGCTCCAGCTTCTCCATCAATAAAGTTTCCAAATTCTGTAATTTGTCCTATACTTGTTGTGTCAAAATCTCCAGCTCCGAACACAAAATCTATATAAGCCATCGCACCACTTTCTGATTGACTTGAGATTGTTGTTCTAAATTGTTCATCTGTTAATTCTGTATTTCCAAGTGCTATTGTCGGTGATGCTCCAATTCCAACTGCTCCATAATTTACTTCTCCACTATATGTTGTATCACCGGTCATAAGTTTTAAAAATACATTTAGTCCTACTGTTGTTATAATATTATGTTCTGTTTTAAATTTCAATAATATTTTATCTGCTCTCAATTCTTCCTCCATTGTTTTTTTGAGTTCTTTGTTTTGTTCGTGTAACCAGTCAAAAACTCTTAATGCTTCTGCACTTCCTTTTTCTACCCACCCTGCAATATTTGCAAAAGTGATATTGTTTTCACTCTTTAAATTTGTCTTTGTTTTTTTATATTTAATCATATTATATATTATTTAATAAATTAAGGTAATTGTTTTCCTACTCCTTCGTTGTATAAATAATCAATTTCATCAGTTGTTAATGCTTTATTAGAAATTAGTACTTCATCTATTGTTCCATCAAAATACTCTTGGGAACTATTTGACCTTCCTATATATAATAAGTTACTGCCACCATTTGCTGGTGTATCAGTTGTGGCATAAGGGTTTCCATCAGCTTCTCCATTTACATAACCCTGAACGTGAGCTCCATTCCAAGTTACTACTAAATGATACCAAGTATCTACTAATAATGTTTTTGAACCAGTATAAAACCTATTTGCTCCACCTTCTATTTCATACCCATAAAGACCGTGATTGTTACTAGTATATAATAAATAATTTCTATCGTTTGCTGCACCTTTACTTACTATTGACCCATATCCTGCTACATTATCTAATTTTATCCAAGCAGATACCGAAAAACCAGTAGATAAATGATTTGTATCAGTTGCTATTACACCACTTGAACCTTCAAAATGTAAACCAGAATTGATTTTACCAGTAGCCCAAGTAGCATCAGTAATAACACCCTCATTATTTCCAATACTATCAAAAGTGCTTAAACCTGTATTTTCATCAAAATTCCAATAAGAAACTAAACCAACGCCTACCTCTGCTTTTGAAATACCATAAACTTGCATTGATTTGTCTAATAATCCGACTCTTTTTGAACTTGTTGTATCTATAAGTTTTATTTCACTCCACCAAACATCTCCTTTTAATGTTCCTGCCCCTGTATGACCATATCCTGTTAATCTTATATGCCCAGCTACTGAATTTGCTCCTGCTGTAAATTCTTCTTCATAATAAACCCAGTCTTGATTTATTTTTGTATATGGAATTAGTGTTTTACTTTCTGAGGAGTCTCCATTTAATTTTGATAATAAAGTTACAACTCCAAATCCATGACCACTATCTCCTGAAATATTTTCTATTTTCATCCATCCAGAAAATTTATAAGTGTGACTTGGTATTATCTCAAATTGCTTATCTGTATTATAACCCCAAGAAAAATTAGCATTATTTGAGTGAATTTCAAAATAACTACCATCAATATGCCCTTTCATAGTATTTTTATTGTTTCTTTTAACAGTTTCATCAAATTTACAATAAGAACCTGCTTGAACAGTTGCATACCAACCATAATCTGTTGGAGTAGGATTTCCATTTGCAGTTCCATCTATATAACCACTTGAAGTTTGATTGACAATAGATGCTGGTATTTCTTCAAAATCACTATTTAAAGCTAAATTTTGTTTTGGAAAGTATGGTGCTAATACCCAGTCTGGCTCTGTATTAGCTCCTAAGGGGTCTTTCTGTATGTTTTCGGTTATTTCTATAGTTGCTTGATCTAGCTCTCCTGTAATCCTTGTTATACTCTCTCCTACACTTATTGTAGCTTCTACTTTCTTTAATTTCTCTGCTTGTTCACTTTCATCTGCTTTTACATTATCTGCTTGTAATATTAAACTTAATATTTCTACTAATTCATATTGTCTTGTAGTTGTTAAAATCGCTTCATAAATATAAGTGTCATTTGTATAAGATTTAAAACTCATTTTTTTAATTATGAAATCTGCATCAATTCCAAATTTTGTATTCTTTATATTTATTACTTGTCCTGCTCTTAATCCTGCTGTATAAGTACTAAATTTTGCTTCTATATTAGGCTCTTTATAAGCCCCTAACTCTGCACTTGCTCTTTGCCTTGCAGTAGCATTATCTTCTATGCTTGTATCTTGTATCAATTTTTCCCTTCTACCATAAGTTGAAATACTTGCAGGGTCTTCACTTTCTACTAAAACTCTAATCTTTGGCTTTCCTGTATATTTTATTAAATCTCCAGCACTTAATCCATTTTCAAATCTAAATGACTGATCTTGATAATTATATAAAACATCATAACTTGTAAAATCATTTATAAACTCTACTCCTACTGTTTTACTTACATATCCTCCACCTGTATTTAATTCTACTGTTAAATCTGCCATCTTATTTTTTGTCTTGAAAGATTTTTGTCCTGCACCTGCTGTTAATACTTCTTCAAAAACAGTTCCATCATATTCTCCACCTCTAACTTTTACAGCATTTGCTATTTGTGAACCATCTGTTTTAAAATCTAAAGTTCCTTTTATACTATCGGTATCTGTATCTGTTAAACTAAAAGGAGATGTATTTGTAAATTTTTGAAAGAAATGTAAATCTTTATCTGCATCTACATAAAATTCATATTTTACTATTTCTACTAATCTTTTTAGTGCTTGTATTACATTGATATTATTAAATACTATCTTTTCTATTTCAAAATTACAATCTACATTTGTATAAGTAAAACCACTTACATAAGTGTCAAAAATATCTTTTATAATATCTTCTATTGTTTCATCTGTATAGCTTTCTGATATTAAAATATTTTGTAATGCAAAACTATAATCTACTGCTTGAACTGTATAAATAAGTCCATCAGGAACTGATAAATTTACCTTTTGTATATTTATAACTTCTCCAGCAAAAACTTTTACTGCTCCATCTAAAACTTCTATATCATCTCCTACTTCTACTGTGGAAGATTTTTTAATTTTAAAAGAGCATCTATCAACTTGACTTGTTAAATTTTGATCCACTCTTAAACTGTTTGGATCTATTTTGTTTGTAATATCTACTAAATTTTTATTGACTGTAATACTCATATTAAACCCCTACAGTTAATCTATTATTAAATTTTAAATCTGTCATTAAACTATCTTTTATTTTATCTAATAAATCTTGACCATCTACATCTCCATTTACTGTTATATTTACTGTAGTTCCCATTCCATTCATTTTATTTAATGGTACTATTGCTTCTGCACCACTTTCTCCTATTAGTGCTGTTGTTGGTTCTGTTACCACTCCACCTTCTGCTAGATGTGGTATTTCTCCCATCATTTCTAAATTGACAGTTGGTATTTTATTTAATCCAGTTAATATTTTATTGTACATTCTTACAAAAACATTTAATTTATCTATTACCCAATTCAATCCTGTTACTATTCCATTTTTTATTCCATCCCAAATTCCTATAAAAAAGTCTGCTACTCCTTTCCATAAACCTTTGAAAAATTCTGCTATTTCTTGCATTCCTGATTTAAATAATGCCCCAAATAATTTTAATTTTAATATTATAGTATCCCAATTTTTCCATAATAAAACTCCTATTGCAATTAAAGCTGCAACAGCACCAATCACTATAATAACAGGAAGTGAAAGAGCTCCAATTACTCCGACTAATGTTGTCCCTGTTCCAATTAATAAACTAAAACCTGTTATTATTGTTGGTAAAATTAAACCTAAAGTTCCTACTACTGCTAATAATCCTGTTATAGCAAGAGAAGATAAAATAATAACTTTAGTAAGTTTTGGATTAGTTTCAACCCAATTACTAATTTTTTCTACTACAGGAGATATTTTATTAATTAAATCAATAAGTGTAGGTGCTAATGTTCCACCTATTATTATAGATGTTGCAGAAATTTTATTTTTTAATATCGTCATTTGTGATTTAAATGATTCTAATTGTTTATCAGAGACCTCTTTTGTAACACCACCTGCTTCTCTTAAACTTGCTTCATATTCTCTAATAGCACCAGAGGTTCCTAATAAAGGTAAAATCATTCCTTGTATTCTTGCAGTAAAACCAATAGATTCTAAAGCTACAACCCTTTGTTCATCAGACATACCTTCAAGTCCAATTTCTAAATCACTAATAATATCTGCTAAGTTTCTAATTTTTCCTTGAGTATCAAACACTGTTATTCCTAACTTTTCCATTTCAGTTTTATTCTGAGTTGCAGCTGTAGTTATTAATCTAATAATACGACCTAATCCACTACCAGCAACTTGTCCTTTTACTCCTTGGTCTGCAAAAGCGGCTAAAACAGCAATACCTTCTTCCATATCAATATTAAAACTTTTTAAAGAAGCTCCAGCCTCATTAGTTAAAGCTTCTGAAAATTGTTGAACTGAAGCATTTGATAATGTATTAGCTTTTACAAGAACATCTGAAACTTTTACCATATTCTCCATATTCTTTGTAACATCATCTTTTATTACCAAACCAAGAGCAGACTGTGCATCAGTTAATAAATCAGTTGCAATAGCTAAGTCAAACGCCCCCGCTTGTGCAAATTCAGCAACTTTAGGCAATGTAGCTATTGATTCTTCTGCATTTAAACCAGCAGAGGCAAGAAAAAAATAAGCATCCGCAGCTTGTTTTGCAGAAAACACTGTAACCTTAGAAACATCCAAAGCAGCTTTTTCCATTTTTTTAAGTACGTTATTTGAAACATCCCCCATTATAGAAATGCTTTTAGTCATAGCATCATTAAAATCTGAAAAACTTTTTATAGAAGTACCTGTAGCTAAACTAATAGCACTAAAAGAAGCAGTTCCTATAAATGCCATTTTTCTAAAAGTTGGTGCTAAATTTTTTAATTTACCTTGAAATTTATTTAATTCAGAACTAACTTTATCCTTCATTGTTAAGAGTATTTGTAACTCTCTACTTTCTGCCATATTTTTTGTTATCTAAATTATTTTTGATTGAAATCATTTCTAAATAGTTTTGTATATCTATAATACTCATATTTCTTATTTGGGAAGGTGTCCAGCCAAACCTATCTGATAATAGGAAAAATACTGTTTCGTTACTTAAGCTCTTTTTCCCTTTCAATTCCATCATCCAACTTGATTTTTCTAGCTTTTTTTTTGTATGTTTTCTAATTCTTTCACTATTAAATCTCCATCATCTGCTGGTAAATTATCCATCAATTCTCTTGTATAAATTTTTCCACCTATATTTTTTACTGCTACTTCAAATAAAGCATATTTGCTTTTAAGCATAGCCCCTGTATCAAAACCAACTTTTCCACTTTGTGCGTCCTCAATTTTAGCACCACTTATCATAACATCTTGTATCTTTTCTTTTTCTCCCCAAGTTAAATAAGTAATAATCTCTACTTCTTGTTTTGAAATAGGTAAATTAAATTTTTTTGTTAATCTTTCCATATAAACTAATTTTTATTTTGTCCTTATTAAATTCCCTCCTTAATTTTTTACTAATAACTAGCTATTTCATTCACAACTAATGCATCTACCATTTTGCTATCTGTAGCTGAATAATGAGCCTTGAAAGTTAATGTTTGTTTTACTATTTCATTTTGTGACATATCTCTAGCTAATTCTGTAAAACTACATCTAGCTAATCTTATTCTTACTTCAGGATTTGAAGCTGATCCAATAGTATCTGTATGTACTAAATCAAATTGTAATGCTTGATAAGTTCCATTTTTTACTAAATCTCTATAAGTTTCAGCATCCCAATTTATTTCAAGGTCACCCTCTATTGTAAATTGTTTATTATAGAAGTCTGCTGGTTCTTCACTACCTAATACAAAACTAGGTTCTGAATTTTGATCTATTGTCAAATTAGCTACATTTATATTCATTGCATCTTCTCCATCTAAATCTGCTAAAGCATCTGCAATTTTAATTGCACAATGTTTTGGTAAAAATCTTTTGATAGTTGTATTTGCTGGAGTGTTTGTAACTGTAGCACCTTTCTTTGATGAGAAATTAGCTGTATAATCTAAAATCTTTCCATGTTCAAAAGCTAATTCTAAACTTGAAATTGTACCAAGTGCATGTTTATAATCTGCCCCTGATAGTGGATCATTTTCAAATAAACTTAATGCTTGGTGCTGTGCTGTTTGTTCAACTGTAATAGTATGATCATAGACTGCTGTTTCCCCTGAATGATCAGTTGTAGCTAATGTACCAAATAATGAGTAAAGTATAAGTGCTATACTTATATCATCAATGTAAGCTGAAAAACTACCCTCTAACCATTTTTGAGTAATTTGTGATCCTGTGCTATCTTCTATAACACCTTCTGTTTGTTCTTCTGTTACGATATTAAATTTTTCATCAATATCTAAGTCCATTGTATCTAACCAATAACTAGCAGAACTTTCTGATGTTCCTCTAGTTGTTTCCTTTGCTATTCCAAATTGGATTAGTCTGCCTATTCCTTTACTTCCCATATTGTTTTTTTAGTTTTATTAAATAATATTGTAGCTTCTTTTAATGTCAAAGCCATGACATTTTGTGGCTTATATTTTCCCTCTCCATGAAAGTGCCACCTTTTTAAAACCACTTTTCCTTTCCTACTTTTGCGACTTGGTTTTAAACTTTTATCTTCAAAATTTTTTAGCATATATCGTATGTTTTAATTGTGACTAAATTTATTTCTATTATTCTTAAACTCATTTCTCTTTCCTCATAACCTGTCGCTATGTTCGTTATATAAGCATTATCTACTTGGCAATCCATTTGCCATCCTTTATCAAATAAGTTCCACAGTTTATCTATAATAGCTGTTATTCTACTTTCAGCTTCTACATGTCCTACATTGTCTTTTTCCATTTCTTGATAAACTCTTATAGTCCAGTTAAATTCTCTTTTAGTAGTACAACGACTCATTTCTTCGGTACTACCTGCCATTTCCTCTATACAAGCAACTGGGTAACCATCCAAATCTCCTTTTTTATAATCATAAACTTTTTTAAAATCTGTTATGGTTTCAAGTTCTGTTTTTATTTTAGCTTTAATTGTTGTATATTGTGTACTCATAATTTTTCTGTTACTTCTTTTAAAATTTTATCTAAAATACCTTTTACTTTTGATTTTGTATTTTTCCATGCTCTATCTACAAATGGGTTTGCTTTTTGACCTTTTACTGCTTTTGCAAATCTCCATTTTCCACCATCTCTCCAAGCTAAAACTTTTGCATTTTTAGGTCTTATCATACCTTTTCCTGCATAAATACCTGTTCCACCATGTACAAATTTACTGTATTTAGCATTCGGATTTATAATAACTTGTATCGGCTTATATTTAAATTGTATATGCCTTCTTAAATTTCCTGTTCTTATAGGTGCTTCTTTTGCCTCTGCTCTAACTATAATTTTTCCTGCTTCTGTTAATCTTTCTCTACTTACACTTTCAACTATTTTTGGTGACTGTTCAAATTTCTTCATTAGTTCTTTCAATCCATTTATTTTTATAGATATCATACTAACTATTATTTAAATTTATTACACATCTTTTGTATCCATATCCCATAACATTATTTGGTGTTTTTATTGATTTTACTATCCACTCATCACTTCCATCTACTATTTTATCTCCTACTTTAATGTCGGCATCTTCATCTGCATAAAATACTCCACCTGTCGCTGGATCTCCATCTGTGAGCATTATGTCATCAGGTGTCATGCTAAATATTCCACCTTCTATACTTCCTAATTCTGTATAACTCTCTTTATCACTAGCATCTGTTAATCTTTTTTGTGTATATGATTTATTAAAGAAAATTTTCATATAAAATATTTTAATCTGTAGTTATCCATTGTCATTTTATCTTCTACACTTAATAATGATTGCCATCCAAAACTAACATTTTCTAAACTTTCATTTGAAGTTCCTTCGCTTTTTCTTTTGTTATAAATTTTAGATGATAATCTAATTACTAACATTTCTAAATCTTCAGGTATAGTATCATCTCCTGCTGTATAATTTATTCTAAAAATTCTTTTTCCATAATAAATTGAGTTCATACAAATTATTCCTTGTTCAAAATATAATTCATAATCTGTTCTTGGTACAGTTTCCCAATCAGGTGTTTCACTATCTCCCTTATTATATTCAAAAGTAAAATCATCCTCTGATAATGGGAAGTCTTTTAATTTTATAAATTTAATATCTCCATCATAAATATCATCTATGTATTCGTATGCTTCTATCTCTCTTTTTAAATCTGTTTTTATAAATTTATCAACTTGTGTAAGTATTTGTGTTAAAACATCATCATAAGTTGTGCTTGATATTCCTAAATGTAATTTTAATTGTTCCTTTGTTCCTAACATAGTATTTCTTTATATTTTGGTAATAATTTCTCCCAACTCCATGCCTCTGCTATGTGATTTGAAAGATTTGATAAAATTGTTATATCTGTATTTGCTAATTCATCTATTTTCTTTGCAATATCTATTGGTAAAATTGTAGCAATTTCTATGTCTGTCTTTATTTTAATTATATCTGTTTTTGCAACTTTTATCAATAAGGCACTGGGTAAAAAGGCTAACTGTGGCATAATTTCAGGCATTATTGGTACTACCCCCCTACTCATTGCTTCGTTCAATGGAAGGCTCTGTCCTGCATATCTTCTTGGACTTACAAGTACATCTCCATCATCTTGCCAGTTTTCCCAATATTCTTTGTGGTCTTTTATTATTACTGTTACTCTAGGGTCTTTACAATTTAGTGGTACTTGGCTTTTTATTTTTATTTTTATATCTTGGTTTTTAATTAGTGGTATTGCTTTTAAAAATGTTTCAGTTCCATTCCTATCATACCCTGCTCTCATATTTCCTGCTATGTGTAAAAATGTTTTTGCTATCTTTCTTTCTTTGAAAGGTAATTTGCTTCTGTTTATAGGGTATGGTAAATATATTTTTGGATCAGGTATTTTTTCAAAGTTCCAAAGTGTCGGACTTATAATTAAATCAGGTCTGCTTCCATCCCACCATTCATAATTTATTCTCATTACTGTCCTCACTCCCATATCCTTCGCTATTCGCAAGAAATTGGGGCTATAAAAGGTTTCTATGCTAAAGATGGTATCTAACCCCACTAAGAACTTTTTAATGTCATTATCGCTTGGTACTCCTTCTATAATCGTTGCATCAAATCTATCTTCAAATTGCTTCATGTCGCCTATTTTTATTGCCATTATTTTATCAGGTTTCATATTCTCTACAAACTCTATGCTCTCTACTCCTAATCCACCATTGTCAATTCTTGCTATAAATCCTAACATATATTTAAATTATTTTGTCTTGGATCAAGTTGTATTCCTTTTTTACCTACTGCTAAAGATATACAAAATTTATATCCTTTTTTATTAAAAATATTATTAAATTTATTTAAATCTTTCTGTCTTATGTTTGGATTTACTATACAACTTCCATATCCTAATTTTTCAGCTCCTAAACTTAATGTCATTGATAATACTCCAGCATCTAAATATGGCATGTAAGTAACTTCGTTCGGACTTTTATAAGCATCCATATCAGCAAATAATAAAACAATAATTCCAGCTTTATTTATCCAATTTTTTCCACCAACTAATAATTCTTCTAATAAATCTTTTTCTTTTTTACTTTTTACTATCTTCATCCAAATAGCTTGTCTATTGCAACTTGTCGGACAAAATTTAGCATAATCTATAACTGATTTAATTTCTTTATTTATCATTTTTCCAAAGAATTTTCTTGTACTTCTTCGACTAGTAATCACTTCATCAAAATTAGTTTTTTCTACTAATTCTAAAATTTCACTTTCTTTTTTAAAAATTTCTTTTTTATTTTCTTGGTGTTCTAAATATCTATTTTGATAATTCATAATCATAAGCTGTTTTTCTTAATATTTGAGCATGTTCCCAATATTTTCTTTCCATTGCTCCATAGTCCTCTAAAAAATTATAGTATCTGACTTTGGCTTTGTTTTTATAAACTCTTTTTGGAGTGTGGTGGTATCTGTATTCAGGTATAAATATTATAGCCTCTTTTCCATAGTTCTCTATTATGCTCTCATTTATATTTTCATGTACTCGTTGTCTATAATGTATATTCGGGTCGTTTCTAAAAATACAGCAATTAGTCAATCTCATTAAATCTTTTTCTTTTATTTCTTTTGTAATCCCTAAAGGTAAATCTAAATTTCCAAATTCTTTATCAGCTAGTGTTGGCATCGATATACCTTTTACTCCTTTTTTCATATAAGATTTTATAATATCGTAATTCATCGGATTTATCCACAGGTCTGGGTTTTGGTTTATTATCCACTCGTGCTTACAACATCTAATAGCAAAATTCTTAGCTTCGGCAAAACTATGCCCCCACTTCATCTCATAAAATTTTATTCCTAATTTTTTTGCTATCTCTTGTGTTCCATCATAACTTCCAGTATCTACTAATATTATTTCATCAGCAAAATCCTTGTGCATTTCATACCACTTTTCAAGATGTTCGGCTTCGTTATAACTAATTGCACATAAACTAATTTTTGGCATATCCTAAATATTTTAAAATAAATTTTACTCTGTGAGTATAAGTATGTTTTGCTTTTACAGTTTTCATTCCATGTAATCTAATTTTATTTCTTTCCTTTGGATTTTCTAAATAGTAATCTATCAACATTTTTAATTGAACCATATCCCCATAATTATAAGGTACAAAATCTTTCCATAATTTAAACTCTTTTTCAATTCCTTCTATATATGGATGTATTAAAAATCCACCTCTACCTAATGTTTCAGGTACTCTGTCACTCCAATAATTTGAACTGTAAGTCGCATCTCCAATTACAACCTTTGCACTATTATATAAATCATTTAAATCTTTTCCTCTAATTGCTTTTCCATCAGGTAACATTTTAAATCTTTCTCCATAATTTTCTCTAAGCCATCTGATTAAATATGGTCTATAACTCCATTCTGTATGGTATTTTTCACTACCTACAAATATTACATCATATTTATTCTCTTTTTTTCCTAGAAAACATCCATCTTCATTTATTGCTGGTGGTACTCCAATATGATTTATTCCTAATCTTTTAAATTCTTCTTGGTTTCCACAATCTGCTGAAAACACAAAGTCACTCATAAAAAAACTATCTTTATTTAGTTCTAATCCTCTGCCTAATCCTAAATATAAATCCAAATGAAAACTTACAGTTGGTTTATTAGTTCTTTTTAAAAGCATTCTATATAAACTATCAGTTCTAGCCCATGTTCTAGTGTATAAAATAAACTTATAATCTTTTTCTATTTTACATATTTCATCTATAGTGCCTTCGTTCATTTCATCTTCTTGAACTGGATAAACTTGCCATCCTAATTTTTCAAAAGCACTCTTTACATCATTTTCTGTGCTGAATGAAGGTCTGAAGTTTCCAATGTAGATTATTTTATTTTGTGTTTTTTCCATAAATGATCTGTTAATTCTTTTTTTGTTAAAAATGTTTTTCCACATATAGCACAAATTATCCCTTCTATTCTAGGAACTTTTTTTTTAAAATCAAAACTTCCATTTGGAATGCTTTGAGTTTCTTCTACGCCTTCTCTTTCTACCTCGCCTAAATAATCAGCATAACCTTTTTTAACAAAAGCCTCTGACTCTTTACAACTAAAACCAGCTATATCTCCTACAACATAGCTCTTGTATCCTCTTTTAAATTTGATAATCATATTAAAATAATTACTATTACCCCCCATTGCTGGGGAGCAATTTAATCATTCTATTTTACTCCTGTCATTTTCTTAAATCCATCTGTATTTACTACTACCCCGTCTGTAGCTTCGTATAAATACATATCTACTTGTAATCTGCCTTCTACTTTTCTAATTTCTGACATCATACCTTCGCCATCTTTAATCCAGTATTCTTTAAGATCAGCTATCCACATTTCTGTAGTATTTGCTGATGTACCTAGATTTTCAGGGATATCTGTTACTTCAACCACTTCGTATTTATCAAATAGTTTTCCACCATATTTGAAAATTGGAATGCCTTGATCATCTTTAATTTTCAATAATGCTTTGATACCTAATGTGCTTGTCATAATAACAGAACCATTTCTATATTGTTCTTCTAATGAAAATATTAAATCAATAACATCATCATAAGCTAAATCATCTCCATCTTGAGCAATGCTATCTACACTTGCTTCTCTAAAACCTGTTGGCTCATCTGAACCACTACCACCTACAAAAGCTGTTTCTTCTGTAGAAACGATTGTCCTTGCTGACAAACTTGCAATATAACTTTGTATATTTACTCCTGAAGTACTGATCAATTTATAAGGAACTCTCACTCTTACAGCTAAGTAATAATCATCAAGTGATCTTTTACCAAGTGTTGGTGCTGACTCTGTTATATTTGTATCTGCTTCAGTTGTAACCCAATAAGCTGTACAAGCTGTGCCTTCTATTGGTAAATCGAATTTACCTGCCATTCTAAATGTAAAAGCTCTAGTTCTAATTTTAGAGATTTTATCTTTTGCTTCGTGAATTGCTTTTGCCAATTCTGTTGGTACTGAATACCCCATTGAAGCATCATCTGTAGTAATAGTTTTCAACTCTGCTTTATTATCTGTGAAAAGGTTTGTTACAAATTTCTTTGTAGCATTACAGTCATTTTCAACTGTTTTTTCTACTTTTTTCAAATCAACTAAATCAGTTTTTAATACTTCCATATCTTTTGACAAGTCGCTACTTTTTATAGCACCTTCAATTACTTCTTTTAGTTGTTCTTCAGTCATAGTTTCTTCAACTTTACTTTCTTTTTTTTCTTTATCATCCATATTCTTTACTTTATGTTTTTTAATATCTTTAGGCTGACTTCGTTTATCTTATCAACCTTTTTTGAATTTGCTTTTAATATCAGCATATTTTTTCTATCTGCTGACTTTGGAGCTTCGACCTTTTTGCTCTTTTCATCTGTTGCTTCCAACAGACTTTTTAATGGAGCTAATATTTGTTTTGTGTTATCGTTCAATTCTTCAATTCCTGTAATTACTGACTCTACTAATCCTCTATTTTTACTACTTAATACTTTTCCTGCTTTTTCTTGTAGCAAATCTTTCAATTCTTTTGAAATTATAAACTTTTCGCTTAATGTATTATTTTTATACTTAATTCTCACTTCGTTATCTTTAATAACTAATTCTTTCATTGTTTTAACATGCTTTACTGCCTTTTCAGGCTCTTTTACTTCTTTCTTGGTATCTACTGCCACTTTTTCTTTTTCGTCGCTTATATCGTCATTTTGGGCTTCGTTTTTACCTTCGTCATCCTCTTTTTTGTTTTCTTTACTCTTTACACTTATTAAACTTGTATCAGGATTTGCACCTGCTACAACTGGACTCCATTCAACTAATTTTATTTTCTTAATTGTTCTGATTTCATTTATTTCATCCCATTCATATTCTTCAATAAAAAATCCTATTGAAAATTCATCTATCACTCCTTCTCTCATGAGTTCGTATGCTTCTTTTGCCTTTTGAACACCCATTACCAACTTGCCTTTTATATATAGGCCATGACTATCTTCTTTTGCTTCTAAAGTTTTTGCAATTGGCTGATCCCAATTATGTGACCAAACTCCAACTGGCAATTTTCTTTTCAAACTATCAAGAAAAGCACCCTTTTGAATTATATCTCCATAACTATCCTCGTTTCCAAAAATAGAAACATAAGCTTCAATGATCCCTTTCTCATCATCAGCTTTTTTTTCTACAAGTTTGCATTTAAAAACTCTTTGTATCATTTTATTTTCCATATTATTTAAATTTATTATTTAATTTTGATATAAAATTATCATTAGTTATTTCTTGTAGTTCTAATTTTCCAATTCCTCTCTTTGCTTCTTTATCATAAATCAAAATCAATAATTGGTACTCCTGAATAGTTATAAAATCATTTTTCTCTTGTTTTTCTATAAGTGTTGTTTTAAGTTCTTTATAATCATCATTAGTCATCCAGCTTCCATTTATTCTTTCGTGTGTGCCAACATAACCACTTGATAAAAGTGTTATTCCTATTCCTAATCCTGCCATTGTTTTTTTTATATTCATATTTTTAAAATTTAGGGATCTTTATGCCGATCCCTTAGCATCGTAAAATGTAACTTCCCATCTTAACTTACATATTGGGCAAACGATAAATGTTTTTTTAAGTGTCATAAATATTTTATGTTTGATTTTATAACCACAACCATTACATAAACAATAAACAGTTCCAACTTGATTTGCTTCATAGGGAAGTTTTTTTACTTTAGCAATTACTATCATTTTCATCATTTCCCTCTCCTTTTAAAGAACGTTATTAAATATTTTATTTCTATTATCTTTTAATTCTTCTACAAAATCTTGATTTTTTAATTTCCATTTTACAACTTCAGCTACCTTTCCATTTGTTTCTTTTAAGTGTTTTTCAATATTATCAAGAGTTTGTTTTTGTAAACATAATTTCTTATCTATTCTAGCAAAAAATAAAGTAAGCACTACTACTGTTGATATTACTTGAATTATTGTTGGTAAATATTTTATTAGTTCATTCATATTATTCTATTCTTTTTATAATAAGTGAAGCACTATCAGGATGTTGGTTTTTTATAACTCATACTTTATTATATTATATTAAATTATTTTGGTAAAAACATACATCTGCAATTTGGATGACTGTATTCTACAGTTCCCATATTTGTTTCTTTTAAACTCCATTCTTTCATTGAGTTTTCTTGGCATATAGCACTTACATTACTATCTCCTGCTGTAAGCCATTCAAACTTATCTATACCAGCTTCTCCCCATTCTCTTGACTGTCCTGCTGTTAATGATCTAGCACTCTCTGTCCTTGCTATAACTCGGCTTCTTGTATCTGCCATCTGATCATAGAGTTCTGTTATATTCTTGGCTAATTTTTCAGTTCCTATTCCATCTAATATTCCTTCTTGTATTACATCTATAGTTTTCTCATAAGTAAGTTCTGTTATATCTGTAGCATATTTTTTACTAATCTTTTTTACCCATTTTACTGTTTCAGGTAAAGTTGTTATATCTATATATTCTACACTTGCTATTTTTGAAGCTAATTTTGCTCCTTTAGTCATAGCCTCGTAATAAGTTGGTTCTATTATTGATACCATTGCCTTTATCTCATCATCTTTATTAAATGGATTAGCATCTAAACCTTTTTCACTTATATCTAAATTTTCTAATACTGTTTCCTTTTGTTTTTCAAATAATCCTTCTAACTTTTTTATAAATAATCTTTCTATCTCTAATCTTAAGTTTTCATTTTGTTCTTGAAAGCTTTTTTTTTTACCTATTTTTAAAACTAGGTTTTTATTTTTCTTTGTAAGTGCTTTGAAAATACTATCTCCTAAACTTTCATTCTTTTTTTCTATTTCAAAATCTCTATTTTTTATTTTTCTTTTTATATAGTTTTCTTTTTTTAAACTATAAATTCTTCTTTCAGCTTTTAATTTAATTGACTTTTGTTCTCCACCTATTACTGGTATTAAATTGATTGGCAAGTAAATATCATCTCCACCTTTTACAGGTGCTTTGTCTAGTGCTTCTCTAATTTCATTTGTAGTAAGCCATTTATTCCATCCTGCTGTGTGTTCTGCTAATTGTTGTTCTCTATCTTGAATATCTAGCTGTGTAAAATCTAGCCAAAGTCCTTGACCAAATAATGGAGTGATATAAATATTGATTTGTTCTACGATCATTGTCATTAGTGGTTGTAGTGTATTTTTGTTAAACATTCTTTCTGCTGTTTCAGATGTAGATCTATTATAAGTTCCTTCTAATCCTAATAAAATCTTTGGCACTCCAAATATTGCAAGTATCTCATCTCTATTCATTTTTCTACCTTCAATATACTCCATGTCTTTTGGTGGTATGCTAAAAGGTTTCCAGCTAGTTCCATTTTGTAAAATCATTGTGCTACCTACATTTTCATAACCTCCATAAACTTCTTGAAATTGTTTCTTTAATAGTTTAGCATCTTTTGGATCTAGGCTTCCTTTTATTTCTATTGCACCACTTGGTACTGCACCTCTATTTAATAATCCTACATTCCATTTTACCATTTTGGTATCATTATCTACTACATCTTTTATTGCTGATATTATACTCTTTCCTTTTTGTGGATCTGCTGGATCAGGATTTCTAAATATTTTTACTAACTTTGCATCTATTGTCATTTTCTTTCCATCTACTGATATTTTATACATTGATGGATAACCTAACTCATCTTTTTTTGTTACTTCTAATTTACTTGTTGGAACGACTATAATTGCTTGTGGTTTTTTTCTTCCTTTTGGTACATCTAAAATCCAAGCTACATCTCCATCTTTTAAAAAATAAACCATTGTCAAAAACATGCTATTAAACTTAGTTGTTTTTGGATTAAATTTATATAACAAACTAAGCAACTCATGGCTTTCTATTTTGTTTACTGTCTTTTTGCTTATCTGTGCTAACTCCCAATCTACCTGTGCTATGCTTTTTGCAATTGTAGTTATACATGCATAAACCCATCTTTGATATCTATCTCCCAAATTTCCATTCATTGCATTTGTAATGAATGCATCTACTCCACTTCCTGTTATAGATTTCTTTTTTAGTCTTTTAAATATTTTAAACATAGTTTTTAGTTATTATAATAGTATAGCACTTCTGAAAATAAAAATAAAATACAGCCCTTTTTCTTGGCTAACCTAACATATATTTTCTCTTAGACCCCTCGTGTCAATTTTATGTGCATTTATTAAAATACCACATTTTGGACATCTAGCTTTCAATAGCCACTTTTCTACTTGTTTTATTTTTGGATTTCTTTTAGGAGTTTTTTTACTTCCACTCCAAACATTAAAAAGATATCCACATGAAGGACATCTAAATCTCGGAACTCCCTTTAAGTTCATATACTTTATTAAAATTTATTGGCTTTCCTGTAATTCTATCAGGTAAGCTATTTACTGAATTTATATATTTAACAAAATCATCTACTAACTCTTTTGTCATTTTTTTTTCTATTTTTATTGCTTCATCTAATCTTACTGTATTTCCTATTAGTGATTTGAATTTCTTTAATTTATTCATTGGTATTTCTTTTCTGTGCATGATATCAATTTTCTTTTCTTTCTGATCCCAATCAACCCCAATAGGAATTGCACAGACATATAAAAAAACAGTCATACCATTTTTTTTAAAATCTTTTATTGAAAACTCTATTGTTCTCTCTATGTATTTTTTTGTTATCATACTATCTAAAATTATTTATCTCTTTTAAAGTTTTGTTTTGTTTTTTTATTATGTTATCTCCTAGTTGGTTCAGTTTTTCCTGAGTTTCATTTGTAATGATTTCCTTTCTTCCTTTTCTTCTAAATAGATTTTTAATTCTTATTGTTATTTTCATAATACAAAATCAGTTATTTTATTTAATGGTTTTTTTACTAAAAAATACATTCTCATCATTATCATATCTGCATAATCAGGACTCCTGCCTAAGTTCTTTTTTATCTCATCTTTGCTTATGATATAAATTCTTTTTTCATCCTTGTCTATATCTCTTTGTTTTATCATCCCTAATTCTTCTATAATTTTTTGTTTTAAATCTTCATCTCCATTTACATCTATCTCTATCTTTCCTCTCTCTACTAATTCAGCTAATTTAAAATAACATTGTGCTTTCAGGTTTCCATAGTTTTCAAAATACTCCCCTTCTTTTCTTTCCTCCTCATCTTGAATTGATAATACTGGCTTACTACCATTTACAAATCCTTTGCAATCTACTTGATCCACTACACCACCACCTAATCCATCTTCATCTAATACAGACTGACTTTTTTGGATCTGTTCTTTTCTTATCAATGCTTTTATAAAATCACTACTCTTTACTGTGTTTTCTCTTATGTTATCAGGTATCGTTATTATCTTATATAGTTTTAATCCTCTCCATAAACCTATCGGCATTTTATCTCTACCTTTTCTTGAAACATCTCCTGACAAAAATTTATCTTCACTTTCATCTGCTCTATTACTAAACATGTCTAAGATATTGTCGTATTGAAATAATGCACTCTTATCGTCATCATACTCCCAGTTTCCATACATCAATCTTTCCCTTGTCGCTTTGTTCTTAATCTTCTCTAGTGTCTTTCCATAGTTTTTATTTCTATAACTATTGTCTTTATATAAACTTTGTATGAATGCTGTGTCATCAGGTAATATTTCACTTTTCCATTGCTTATAAATCTTATAAATCCATCCTTTGTTTGGGTTCATTGTGTATAAGTTCTTTGGTGGCAGGTCGTACTCTGTGTTCATGTGTCTGCCTACTGATGCCTGTAAGTTCTCTTTAGCCTTCTCATCTACCTCTCCTGCCTCATCTATCCAGCCTCCTGTTGTTTCTAATGATCCAAATCTTTCATAATCAGGATCTCTTGGCTGGTATGCTACATCTAATAAATCTATTCTACTGCCATTTATAAATTCTATGTAATTTAAACTTCCATTAAGGTTCCAATCACTTGCTGGTATATTATGATATTTACAGACTTTTAAAAAGGTTTGAAATGTTGTCGCCATTAGTCTTTTTAATTCCCTTCTGCCTAAATACCATCTACTGCTAGGGTACTTGTAACAGTTCGTTACCAACCACTCACATCCTAGCCATGATTTCCCTCCACCTTTTCCACCACCAAAATAAACAAATTCTGTTGTTCTATCTAACAGTTTTTCCCATGCTTCATTCTGTTTTATTGTCGGTTTTATTGTCGGTGTTATCGGTATCATTTGGTTTGATAAAATTAAATCCTATTACTTTCATATCTCCTTCTACTTTTATTTCTTGCTTTGGTAAACCATCTACATAATTCATTATCAGTTTGTAGCTCTGCATATCCTTTTCCACGAGTGCTTTGTGAATTAGTGATTTTATAAATAAGTCCTTATATGCTAGTTTTTTCCCTTCAGGTACTTCATCTAGCTTTGCTTTTAATAGGGATGTCAAATTTAGCCCACTTCCTTTTGGCCTTCCTTTTGGATTGGCTATTTGCCCTTTTTTAAATTGTGTATCTTCTCTTGGCATATTTCCATTTATTACCTGTTTAATTTGGTGGCTTTCTCATCTGAAAACTTTTCCCATCTTTTTATAATTACATCGATATATTTCGGGTCTAGCTCCATTCCATAGCAAGTTCTATCTACTTTCTCGCAAGCTATCAGTGTGCTTCCGCTTCCTAAAAATAAATCTAATACTATCTCTCCTTTCTTGGAGCTGTTTATTATTGCTTCTGTACACAAGGCCACAGGCTTCATTGTGGGGTGTTCTACTGATTTT